AGGCAAAGATAAATAAAACAAATATCTATTCCTACAAGGCAAAGAAAAATAAATAAAAATAAGAGACTTTAAGTATAAAAACTTAAGGCCTCTTTTTTTTCGGACTTTATGAAAACTCAAACAACTATCAACAAATCTGCAAGCTCTAATATCTGGAATCAGATTACTCTAATACGCAATGTAAAGAGATTCAGTGCACAATAACTATTTTTTAATTAAGTGACACTATGGTAATACATACAAAACAAAAATGAATGAACTATTAAAATACTTTACTTTCAAAGGTTGGCTAGTTGTAGGTGGAGTGTTATTATTTCTATTGATAATTTTACTGCTCTAATATGAAAAAAATAAATGATTTAGAAGTTAATATTGGTGACAAGACTTACGTCATAGAAATCAAATCAAAAAAACAAAAATTAAAAGAGAAGAATTATAAACCTGAAGTCTGGTATGATGGTGTTGAAAAATACATCACTGAAACTAGAAGTTTTTGGGAAGAGCCTAGCTTTATTAAATTATTAACAGAAGACGCAAAAGTTAAAAAAATAATATTAGATAATTTTGGCTCACTTGATGTAGCAGTAAAAGAAATCAAAAAATATAAACCTCAAACTGACCTTGCTAAAGCTATGGGTCAAGTTAGGAAAGCAACTCAACCTCTTAAAGAAACTTTAGATAAAATTAATATAATTCCAGAAGCTCTTAAAGAATTAAACAAACAATGGAAAGGTACGCCAGTCGAAGAGGTAATGGATGATGTTATGTTTGCAAAAATAACAGCAAATAAAGCAGAACTTATAAAAGAATTTGGTAAGCCTTTTTTAGATGCTTATGAAAGTTATAAAAAAGGTAAAGGTAAAAAATCAAGAGATGAGCTTGCTAATTTTTTAAAAGATAAAAGAAAAAAAGAACTTAAATCTAGTATTAAAAAGAAAATGGTATCTTCAACTACAATAAGTGAGGGTAAGCCTAGAAAAGCACCAACTTCTTTTCTTGGAAGTTTAATTAAAGAACGTAAATTAACTACTATTCCAACATTAGATTTAGCTACTAATTTAAAAGGTATGAAAGCTAATAAGAAAGCTCCATACGATAGGCCTCCAATAATAGGAACAGGTTTAAAATCATATATGGCTAGACAAAAACCACCTCTCAAAAGTCCAGTAGATGTTATTAAAGCCTTTAAAAAAGATAAGTCTTTGAAGGTTAAATCTTGGGAGAATTTAGTCTGGTTTTTAAGACAAATGAACTATGAGCCTGATGAAGTATTTGAATATGCTCTAACAGCAGTATCAGGAACTAAAGAACGCTGGAATAGACATAGAATTTTTAGGGAATTTGAGACGAATGAATCTGGAGCTATTGAAGATATGTGTAAATATTATAGAGCACATTTAAAAGGTAAACATCCATTGAAGACGTTTTATGGAAATGATTTTTATAGAGATTGGTGTATCAACAATAATGTTATTTTTAAAAGTATAGAAAATTTTAGACAATGTTTAAAGGGAATGGTTAAAGCTTATAATAAAAAATATCCAAAAGATAAGATTCCAGAAAAGCTAAAATAAAACTCTAATACCTCATCACAGTTCAACTGTGGAATTAAAATAACATCACGACTCAACTGTGGAACTGATAAAATGACAGAATTTCTGTGGCGTGTTATGATTAGGACATCTTTGGAATTGAAATATCTTTTTCAAAGTGTTTGGAGTGAGCTAGAATTGTTATCGAAGTATATCTAAAATAATCATAACAGTTTTAGTTGCGAAAGCAAGCAGATTAAATTCTACTTTTATTCTTTCTGTATCTGTCTCACTTCAAATTAAATAACCTGTTCGTATAACGTACTGTGAATGTTCAGTTGCGAACATAGTCATAAATAATACAAGGAGGTATAAATAATATGACAGACATAACACGATATAAAAATGTATCGCTAAATAAAGAAACGTATGCTCAATTAAAAAGGCAATCGAGAATGGTTGTTGATGTTGATTTAAGTATCAGCAAAACAGTTGAGCTAGCTTCAAACATACTACAGAGTATAATTGAAGACCCAGCTTGGGTTAAACCTTTAAAGGGTACACCTGCATATCAATCATACAAGAAAAAACTCTTACTAGAAACGTATGGCCAGATTAAAAGTTTTACTCAGCCATACCAACAACCTAGGGGGGTTAAACAATAAGAATGAAATTAGAAGTAGTAACTAATAAATTTCTTATTAAAGTTGTAAGACAACTTAAATCTATGAGGAGTACCTACAGTAGGTACCACCAGCATGAGATACCGGTAGGTAATCCCATAGAAAAAAATATAAAAAATATTTGTTGTCAACTTGCAAAGTTTAATCGAATTGTGTTAAAAAGAAAAAGAAACGATTCGTTGGATGTTGAAATAAAAAAACGAATAAGTCCTCAAGGGGAGGTCTATGAGGGCGAAATTATAGGAAGGGATAATTAGGGAGGTTAGCTGATGCTGTGAGGTATCAGGCTAATTATTTTGTATATGTATAACAATAATAAATAAGGAGTTATGAAGTATAAGAATATAGATATAGCAGTTGAAAATCTCAGGAAGTTTAAAACTCTTGCTGAATATAAATCTACTTATCCCAAATTCTTTGAGTTTCATATTGAAAAATCTAAGGATGAAAAAAGCTTCTTCCTGAAGATTTGGAAATATCGTTTGATAGTATCTATTGACCGACTTATTCCAGCAAGACTCGCTGGAGTTGAACTCGCTGAAAAAGGTAAGCCAATTTATAAAAAGACTGGCACTAATACTATAGTGAAACTACTTGACCAGCGTAGGTAGTGTGTTATAGTCCTTTGTAGGATAAAACATATAACTAAAAGCAAGTGGAGGACAAAATGGCAAGCTTTACTGAAATAGCCTCAAGATTTTTTAGGCTAAGTTTAGGTAAATATAAGAATGGCTGTAATCTCAATACAGTAATTTTGTTTGATGCAATAAGTCATTTATCACCAGATAAAATGACAGTTGAAAATGCAAATAAGAAATTGGATGAGATATATGGCTTTAAATTTAATTCAGCCACATTAAGTCGTAACAACACGACTTTACAAGAATTAGGTTTAATAAAGTTGGTCGAGTCTACGGATGACAAAAGATATAAGGAAATAAAGCTAGTAACTCCAAAAGGTGTTCAAGCTAAAAAACTTATGTATTCAGATGGAGACCGAATGTGGAAGTATAAATAATAAAGTGAGGTAAATAATAATGGCAAGACAACAACCTGATGGAAAGTGGAGAGCTGATGTTACTGTTAAGGGAGTAAGAAAACAGAAACTTTGTGATTCACAAAAAGAGGCTGAAGATACAGAAAATGGGTTTAAAGAGCAAATACTAGATGGTAAACCTAGAGAAAAAATAAGAGCTAATTCCCAAATAACTTTAAAGCAAGCGTTTGAGAATTGTTTAAATAATCCGGAGGTTGGTTGGTTGCAAGATGGAGAGCCAACTCAGCACGGAAAAAAACAAAAGTATACCGCTAATTCTTTTTATAAGTATTGGGGAGCAAATAAACCTTTAAGAGAAATAAAAAAGGAAGATTGGTATACGTACATAAAACCTTTTAACGAGGGTAAATGGACAAATACCAATAATCGAAGAGCTTGCACTATGAATAAAATATTTAGTCAGGCTTTAGCTGATGGCCACATTAGTCCTGCAAATCTTTTAAAGATTAAGAGAAAAAAAGAAAAGCTAACTATGTGTAGAGCTTACACAAGAGATGAGGAAGTTTCTATTCTCAATGAATGTGATAAGTTTGGTTATCTTGACTTGAAGGATTTTGTAATTTGTTTAATTGATACTGGAGCTTCACCAGAAGATTTAAGAACTGGTAACTCAAAGAATCTTATACGAAATCTTGATGGTTCAGTGACGTTTAATTTCAAACGACTAAAAACAGATATTCCTGTTGTTGTGGGAACTAGAAAACGTACTCAAGATATACTAATAAAGAGAAGCAACCAAAAAAGATTCTTTATGTCAAGCTACAGACAACTTTATAATAGATGGCAGGATGTAAGGGAGCAGTTAGGTAAGTCAGGAGAGCATGATTGGGTATTCTATACTTGTAGACATACTTGTGCATCTCGAATGGCTGACGCTGGTTATACGTTAGCGGTAATAGCTGATTGGCTAGGACACGCACCGAATAGTCCAGTGACAAGAAGATACATTCATTTCTTTCCTAAGAGTAAAGTAAATATTAGTAAGAAAATGGATGAATTTGAAGAAAAGCTTAAAGCAGAACCGGTGCAGATTAAGCACCGAAGTAATTTTTAAGTTTAAATTAATGAGGAGGAATACGGATTTTTTTTCTGGAAGAGACTTAAAATCTACTTACAATAATCCTCATTATAAAACTAATACTCTAGCGTAGCTAGATTGTATATAAATAGCGGAGTTTTAACTTCGTTCACTATTTGTATCAATAGCTACGCAAGTGAAGGAGACTTAAGCACCAAAGCACCAAGTCTCTTTAACAATAACAAATGAGGTAATAATGGAAAAACTAGAAATCGGAAGTAAAGTTAAGACAGTAGCTAAAGGCTATGAAAAAGTTGAAGCTGAGAAAAAGCTTGAACAACAAATGATTAAGGATGGAATTGATAGATTTCACCGGAACATTAGAAAATCCAAATCAAAGAAAAATGAAAATACAGGAAAAGACAAAGAGCCAACTGAAAGTACAACAATCTATGGCCAGCAATTATTACAAGAAGCTATAGAACCAGTAAGTATTGCAATCGGAAAATATTTTGATGAAGCTTACGATGGTCATTCTAAAAAATATGCTAAGTCCGCACAATTATTAGCAAAGTGTATTCCTATTAAGGAAATTGATAATGAGAAGTCTAATAAATGGGATGCGGTAAGTTTAATATCTTTAAAAGCAATATTAGATTCTATTACTCTTGGATGTACTCAAACTAAAGCTACAGTTAAAATTGGAAATTCTTTAGAAGATGAAGCAAGACTTAAATTTTTTCAAGATACTGACTCTAAGACTTATAGTAAAACCAGACATTATCTGAAAAGTAAAAATGATTATCGCTATAAGAAAAAAGTTTATATTTATGCGATGGGTAAACAAGAGCTTGAATGGGGTCACTGGCCTAAAGTAGATAAAGTTCAATTAGGAATGACTCTTTTAGATTTAGTAATTCGAGCTACTGATTTAGTTAAATTACAGCGAAGAGTAGAAGGCCGAAGAAATTCACCAGTCTATGTAGAGTGTACGGAAAAAACTATGGATTGGATTGATAATAAGAAGCTTCATTCAGAAGCATTAAAACCAATGAGAACTCCAATGATAATAAAACCAAAAATTTGGAGTAATCCGTTTAATGGCGGTTATATAACTCATTCATACAAACTAACAGAGGAGAAAAAATAATATGCACTACAATTTATTTAAGTCAAGAAGCAGAGCTTATCTGGAGGAAATGAACAACAGAGCTCACGAAATGCCTGAAATTTATCAATCAGTAAACGCTATGCAAAATACACCTTTTAAAATTAATATTAAGGTTTATCAGGTAGCTAATTCAGCATTTCATAATGGAAGTGTTGTAGGGAGATTACCTAGTACAGAAAATATCCCATTGCCACCTAAGCCACACGATATAGCAACGAATAAAAAAGCTAGAAAACAATGGAAAAGAAAAGCTTCTCAAGTTCATCAAGAGAACGCTGAATTAAAATCTAAAAGATTGTTGATAGATAAGTTGCTTTGGGTCGCTGATTTATATGACCAATATCCTGAGCATTATTATCCTTTGCAGTACGATTTTCGTAGCAGAGTTTATTGTGTACCAATGTTTTTAAATTATCAGGGTAATGATGTAGCTAAAAGTTTATTGTTATTTAGCGAAGGTAAACCTTTAGGAACTCCTGAAGCTCTTGATAAGTTAAAAATTCACGGAGCTAATATGTTTGGTATGGATAAAAAAACTCTAAAAGAAAGAGTTAAATGGGTAGATGATAATGAAGAAGCTATATTAGCGACAGCAACAGACCCACATAATCATTATGATTTTTGGTCTCATTGTAGTGAACCTTACCAATTCTTAGCTTTTTGTTTTGAATATGAAGAATATAAAAGTTCAGGACAGGGGTTAGATTTTATTACTCATTTAACTTGTTTTAGTGATTGTACTAATTCAGGACTTCAAATTTTTTCAGGAGCTTTAAGGGATGAAGTCGGAGGCCGAGCTACAAATTTAACTGCTGAAGAAATACCGCAGGATGTTTACCAAGAGGTAGCTGATAAAACTTTAGATTATCTAAAACAAATGGAAGATAATCAATTAAAGAAGATGTGGCTTGACTATGGAATAAACCGAAAAACAACTAAAAAAGTTACGATGTGTGTTGTTTATGGTTTAACACAATATAGTTGTAGAGCTTATATTCAAGAGCATTTAGAAGATATGGTTGAAGAAGGTAAGCCTTGTCCATTTATGAAAAATAAAGAGGATGCGGAAAAAACAGGTATACCTTCTGTTTTTCAAGCAACTTATTATTTATCTAAATTAGTTTGGAAAGCCATTAGTGATGTAATTATTTCTGCAAAAGAATGTATGATATGGCTTCAGAAGGTATCAAGATTAGTTTCTGATAATGGTCTTCCGGTAACATTCACAACTCCAACTGGCTATCAAGTTCAGATGAATTATAGACAGATGAAAAAACAGAGAGTTAATACTCGTATGGGTGAATCTATGAAAACTAAAAAAGTTACTATTCAATATGAAACAAATAAAATAGATAAGAGAAAAGTTTCTAACGCTATTGCTCCATGTTGGATTCACGCAATCGATGGTTCAATTTTAGCAAAAGCAGTTTCTAAAGCATCGAGTCGAGGAATAAAATCTTTTGCTACTGTGCACGATTCATTTGGAGTTTTAGCTCCGGATGTTCAACTTATGAATGATTGTGTAAGAGAATCTTTTGTAGAGATATTTTCCAGAGAGAATGTACTACAGAATTTCTGTAAAGAGATTACGCCTCAAGTTGCAAAAGACAAACGTCACTTAATACCTGAGCTTCCTAAAATGAGAAACCTTGATATTGCTGAAGTTTTAAAAAGTAAGTATTTTTGTTCTTAAACAACTACGCTAGAGGAACTATTAAAAGGACACTTTACGACAATCTAAACATTGTCATTTCCAATAATTACTAGGAGGTACATATAAATGGAAAAACCAAAAACGTACACTTCTCCATTTGGAAAAGCTATTTATCCTCATTTGTCTAAAGCAGATGTGAAATGGAAGCCTGAAGGCGAATTTCACGTAGATTTAGAAGTTGATGGTGGTAAAGCTCTCGAACTTATTACTTTAATTGATAAGTGTGTAGAGAAGGCTTTCACTGAAGAGAAGAAAAAAGGTAAGCGTAAAAACCTGAAGAAGGCTACGCTTCCTTACAAAAAAGAAAATGATAAATACATTTTCAAATTTAAGATGAAGGCGAAAGGCACTAACTCTAAAACTGGAGAAGCCTTTACTCAAAGACCTGCAATATTTGACAGTGAGTTAAAACCACTAAACAAAGATATTACTGTCTGGGGTGGCTCAACTCTAAGAGTGAGTTTCTTTCCAAGAGAATGGTATACGCCTTTATTAGGTGCTGGTTGTTCTCTGAGACTGAAATCAGTACAAGTTAAAAATTTAGTTGAAGGCTCATCAATGAATGGCTCAAGTCAAGGATTTGAGAAAGTCGAAGGTGATAGCTCAACTAAGAATGAATCTGATGAAGAAGAAATATCGCAAGAAAACAACTCTTCAGCAGACTTCTAATTTTAAAAGTAAACTTGAGGAAGAGTTTAATAAATTTCTCACACAAAAGAAAATAAACTTTCTTTATGAGTCTTTTACTATCTCTTACCTCAAGCCTTCTAAAGCTTCGAGGTATACACCTGACTTTAAATGTTTATCAATAATATTTGAAACTAAAGGTCACTTCGTTACTGCCGATAGGAAAAAACATTTACTTATCAAAGAACAATATCCTAAATTGGATATTCGTTTCGTATTTTCAAATTCCAAAAATCGCATTGGAAAAAAATCAAAAACAACTTACGCAAAATGGTGTGAGCTTAAAGGATTTAAGTATCACTGTATTGCAACAACAAAAAAATTCTTACCAGATAACTGGATTAAAGAAATATTAAAAAATCAAAATGAGAAAAGAAACTAAATATATTATTATACATTGTTCAGCTACAAGGCCATCACAAGATATTGGCTATGAAGAAATCAATCGTTGGCATAGGTCTAAAGGTTGGTTGAGCTGTGGCTATCACAGAATAATTCGACAAGATGGAACTGTAGAACAAGGTAGAGAAGATAATGAAGTTGGTGCTCACTGTAGAGGAAAAAATCATAACTCTATTTCAGTTTGTATGGTTGGTGGAGTTAATGAAGAAGATATTAATATTTGGGAAGATAATTTTACTCCTGACCAATGGACAGCACTAAAAGAAACTATAACAGAATTACACAAAAAATATCCAGAGGCAGAAATTTATGGACATTATAAATTTAGTGATACTAAAAAGTGTCCTTCATTTGACGTAGAAGAATGGAAGAAGATTGAGCTCGATTGGATAGAAGGCGATTTACTTCCTAATGATGAACGAGAATAATGAAGAAACTACCTTCCTTAATTACGAACAGTGTCCTGAATGTAAGTCTAATCATCGTGACAATACTGGCGATAATTTGGCTAGGTATTCGGATGGTCACGGATTTTGTTTTTCCTGTCACTACTTTGAAAAATCAGAAGACGAAGTAAAAAAAGAATTTAAAGAAAAAACCGATATGATTACTGGAGAATATAAAAATTTAACTAAAAGAAAAATTGATGCAAATACCTGTAAAGTATTTGGTTATCAAGTTGGTAACTATAACAATCAACCAGTCCATATTGCTCCTTATTATAATAAAGAACACGAACTAATTGCTCAACATATTCGCTTTCCAAATAAAAAATTTATTTGGTTAGGTGATATGGAAGAGGTCTCTTTATTTGGAATTAATAAATGGAGAGATGGTGGAAAAATGGTTGTTGTTTCAGAGGGCGAAATTGATTGTATGTCAATTAGCAAAATTCAAGGCAATCGTTGGCCTACAGTTTCAGTACCTAGTGGTTCAGCTTCAGCAAAAAAATATATTAAGAAATCATTAGAGTGGCTTGAAAAATTTCAAAACGTAATATTTTTATTTGATTCAGATTCCGCAGGAAAAAAAGCGGCTGTCGAATGTTCAAAATTACTTTCTCCTCGCAAGGCTAAGATAGGTAGACTACCTCTTAAAGATGCTAATGAAATGCTAGTCAAAGAAAGGACTAAAGAATTAGTTGATAGTATATGGGGTGCGTCTACTTATACGCCACAAGGCATTATTACAGGTCAAAAAATAATTGATTTATTCTATCAAAGAAAAAAAGTTAAAAGTGTTCCTTACTGTTGGAATGGATTGAATAAAAAATTAGGTGGTATTAGACTTGGTGAATTAAATTTAATATGTGCAGGTACAGGCACAGGAAAATCAGCAGTTTGTCGTGAAATAGCTTCACACTTATTATTACAAGGTCATAAAGTTGGATATATCGGTTTAGAAGAAGGCGTTCTAAGAAGCATTGATGGAGTAATGTCAGTTTTAGTAAACGCACATGTTTATAAAGATGAAGTTAGAGATAAAGTTTCACAAGAACTATTAGACAAACAAATAAAATTTATTTCAGACAAAGTATCTTTTTTTGACCACTTTGGTTCAGCAGAAGTAAATGATTTAATGAATAGAATTAGATATATGGTTCAGTCTTTAGGCTGTAAATATATTTTTTTAGACCATATCGGTATTGTTGTTAGTGGAATTACTTCATTAGAAAATTCTGATGAGAGACGTTTAATTGACAATATTATGACGCAACTAAGACAATTAGTTGAAGAATTAAATTGTGCCATGTTTGTTGTTTCTCATCTTCGTAGAACTGAAGGAAAAATTTCACATGAAGAAGGATTACAAGTAAGTCTTTCACATCTTAGAGGGTCACATTCACTAGCAACTTTATCCAATCAAGTTATTAGTTTTGAACGAAACCAACAATCAGAAACAGAAAATAATATTTTAACTTGTAGAGTTTTGAAAAATAGATTTTCAGGAGATACAGGAGTTGCTTCAATTTTAATTTATGACAAAGAAACTGGAAGACTTTCAGAAGGAGAATTTAATGCTGAAGAAAAAACTGGAACGACACATTAATGCTTTTCTCAAATCTTATTTGGAAACTACGGAAGAATTTAAAGAATTAAATGATACTGACCAATTATATATTTATTCAGTTTTAAGAAAACTTTTAACTTTAATATATCAAGTTATAAAATATCCAAACGTCTATCCAATTTTATTGGTTCAGAATTACAAATCAAAACAAATAATTTTAAAAGCTTTTAAAGAAGTGGAATTAATTATTCCAACAATAAACAACATAAAAATAGAGGTCGTAAATTGAAAAAATGAAATTAATTTTTGATGCGGAAACAAATGGTTTCGTATCAGATGCTACAAAAGTACATTGTATCGTTATTAAAAATATAGATACCAATAAATTTTATTCTTATAAATATGATGAAATAGAAAAAGCTTTAAAATTACTGAGTGATGCTGACTTATTAGTTGGTCACAATATTTCTAAATTTGATTTATTAGTAATTAAAAAGCTTTATCCAGATTTTAAATATAAAGCTAAAATATTTGATACTTTATTAGTTAGCAGACTGATATGGACTAATAGAAAAGAAGAAGACTTTAGACTTAAAGAAGTACCTACCAAATTAATTGGAAGACATTCTCTTGAAGCTTGGGGTTATCGCTTAGGATTAAGAAAAGGTGATTTTATTAAAACTGGTGATTTTTCTAAGTGGTCTCAAGAAATGCAGAACTATTGTAAATTAGATGTAGAAGTAACTGCTGAACTTTACAATTTAATTTTAAAACAAAACTATTCTCCTGAAGCAATCGAGTTAGAACATAACTTTGCCGAATGTATCATTCGTCAAGAAGCACACGGATTTTCTTTCGATGTGGCTTCTGCAAAGAAGCTGTATGCCTCACTTGCAAACAGAAGGTTGGAGTTGGAAGCAATTCTAGCTTCAGCCTTCCCAAATTGGAAAAAGTTTGTAGGAACATTTAGACCTAAAAGAGATAATAAAAAGAAAGGTTATAAAGTCGGAGTATCAATTAAGAGATATAAAGAACAAACTTTTAATCCAAATAGTCGTGACCATATCAGCGACAGACTTATGGCTAGAGGTTGGAAGCCTAAAGTATTTACACCTGATGGAAAACCTAAAGTTGATGAAACAGTTTTAAATAGTCTTCCTTATAAGGAAGCTAAAATATTATCAGAACATTTTACAATACAAAAAAGAATAGCTCAGTTGGCTGAAGGTAAGCAAGCTTGGCTAAAACTAGAGAGGAATAATAAAATTTATGGAAAAGTTATCGAAAACGGAGCAATCTCTGGCAGATGTACCCACAATTCGCCAAATGTTGCAAACGTACCTTCTAATTCCGTACCATTTGGTACTGAGTGTCGGTCTTTATTTATTGCACCAGATGATTTCAGTCTTGTTGGCTGTGACGTTGCTTCTCTGGAGTTATCTTTGTTGGCACATTTTCTTTTTCCTTACGATGATGGGAATTTTAAAAAATCTTTACTGGAGGGGGATATACATTCCAAAAACAGAGAAACTCTCGGACTTGCCTTACGTTCTCAGGCTAAGACTACGATATACGCTTTCATCTACGGAGCAGGAAATCAAAAACTCGGCCAAATTATTGAAGGAAGCATTAAAGAAGGAAAAGAACTTAGACGAAAGCTTTTAGAAAAAATTCCAGCACTAAAGAAATTAAGAGATGATGCTCTAATTACATTTAGAAATAAAAAATATTTATTAGGACTGGATAAAAGAAAATTATTAGTTAGAAGTGAGCACTCGATTTTGAATTTATTAATTCAATCCGCAGGCTCACTAATAGTAAAACAAGCAACAATTATTTTACATAGAAAATTTAAAGAAAATGACTTCACCAATAATGACGTTAATATGGTTGCTCATATTCACGATGAGCTACAAATTGAGTCTAAGTCTTCACTTGCTGATACCATAGGAAAGCTAGCTGTTAAATCAGTTCAAGAAGCAGGAGAACATTTCAAAATAAGATTACCTATAACTGCAAAATATAAAATCGGAAAAAATTGGTCTGAAACGCATTAATTAAATTTGGTGCCTCTGACCAGACTCGAACTGGTACTCCCAAAAGGGCACGGATTTTAAGTCCGATGTGTCTACCGATTTCACCACAGAGGCAATTACAAAATTTATGTCAACACCTTTTACTAAATACGATTTCGTTACTGACCTGAAATATGGCACGGATTCCGAAAAAAATATAGCAAACATTTTGGGTTTATCTTCAAAGGAATTTGAAGTCAAGACTGAAAGAAACTGGTGGACTAAGACTGGAAACATAGCAATCGAATTAGAATATAAAGGAAAACCTTCTGGGTTAAATATTACTGAAGCTACTTATTGGGTTCACGTTTTACAAGAAGCAGAAGAACCTTTTTGTTTTGTAATTATTCCAGTCAAGAAATTAAAAATCCTAGTCAATAAATTAATCAAATCTGGTGAAAAACCAAGAATGGTTGGTGATGGCAATAACAGCAAATGCCTCATCGTTAAAAAAGAAATTTTATTAAATTACGAACTTTATATCCAAAAACAACAATGAGAAAATTATGATAAGAAAACTAAAAGTTAAAAAAAGAACACTCTTAGTAGATGGTGACATTATTTGTTATCGTATTGCTACTGCTATTGAAGAAGCGACAGAATGGCAAGATGATATGTGGACTCTTCACGCTGACGCTAAAAAAGGTAAAGAAATATTAGACATTTCTTTAAACAAATATTTAAAGGAATTAAACTGTAATAATATTGTTATAGCTTTATCTGATAAAGGTAATTTTAGGAAAAAATTATTTCCTGAATATAAATCTCATAGAAAGAAAGTTAGAAAACCAATAATTGTAAAACCTCTCAAGGAATACATTTATAAAAAATATACTACTTATCGTTTACCAGATTTAGAAGGTGATGATACTTTAGGAATATTAGCTACATCTAAATATAAAGATAATTGCATCATATTAAGTTCAGATAAAGATATGAGGACTATTCCTTGTTTTCATCATTTTATGCACGACAATCAAACAGAGTTAGTAGATGAAAAAACTGCTGATTATTATTTTATGTTTCAAACTTTGACTGGAGACACTAGCGATGGATATTCAGGAATAAAAGGTTGCGGAGCAGTTAAAGCTGAAAGAGTTTTATATAACTCAGAAAAAACTTTGCCTTCAATGTGGAAAGCTGTCGTTGAAGAATACAAAAGAAATAATCTAACAGAAAAGGATGCTCTACTTCAGGCACGTATGGCCAGAATATTAAGAACACAAGATTATAATTTTAAAACCAAAAAACCTATCTTGTGGAGACTATGAGTTTATTTAATTATATGGATGAACACGAACAAATCAAAAATCTTCATAATAGAATTAAACATTTAAAGCTTGTTGATGAAGCTCATCAAAAACTTAATGGAGAACTAAGAGAAGAAGTTAAGTCATTAAGAAATGATATGAAATTAAAAGATAAAGAAATCGGAAGAATGATGAAAAAAATTAATAAATTAGAAAGTAAATTAAAATGACACATAAAGACTTATTTAAAGGAGCAACTTATAAATCCTTAGAAAGACAAGTTAATGGAAACCATTATTCCTCTTTTAAGATTCAGCCGGCAGAATTTATAAATGAAAACAAAATCCTTTTTGCCGAAGGTAACGCCATTAAATATATCTGTAGACATCACATGAAGGGTAAAGAAGTAGATATAGACAAGGCAATTCACTATTTGGAAATGGTTAAAGAGAGAGATTATTCATAATGAAAAGGACACTTTAGATAGATTATGACTGAAAAGAAATTAGATGACATAAAATTACCAGTAATCTCTAAAGATTTACTGGATGCTCTTGACGTTTTATTTCCTGAAAGAACTCCACCAATTAACATGGAGTACAGGGAAATATGCTTCAGAAGTGGACAAAGAAGTGTAATTAGATTTTTACACGATAAACATAAACAACAATCAGAAAATGTATTGGAGAATAAATAGATATGTGTGGTTCAATATTTAGACCAACTATTCCAACGCCTCCGCCAATTCAAGCTCCAGCTCCGATTGCTCCGCCTATAACAGAAGTAACACAGGCAAGTGCAAGACCGGCTGGATGGAGTGAAGCTGACGGAAGGAATTTGAATGTAGCTAGTTCTTATAGCAGAAAAAGAATTGGTTCTTCAAAGTTGAGAATACCTATAGTTGGAGGAATTTAATTAAATGGCTAGTGACACTTATGGCGTGGGCTATAACTCTAAAACAATCGAAGGAAGATATAACCAATACGCTAGAGATAGGGAACTCTTTTTAGAAAGAGGTCGTGACTGTGCTCAGTTTACAATTCCTACTCTCATACCAGATGAAGGCCATACATCCACTTCACGTTTCAATACTCCATATCAAGGAATTGGAGCTAGAGGCGTAAACAACTTAGCATCCAAATTATTATTAACATTACTCCCACCTAACGCACCTTTTTTTAGATTTTCCATAGATAACTTTGCTCTCAAAGAAATTGAAGAAGATGAGAATTTAAAAACAGATATAGATAAAGGTTTAGTCGAAGTAGAAAAAGCAGTGATGGAAGATATAGAAATTTCATCAGATAGAGTTGCTTTATTTGAATGTCTTAAACATCTTGTTGTAGGTGGGAATTGTTTATTATTTGTATCTAAAGAAGGATTAAGAGTTTTTCCTTTAGATAGATACGTTTGTAAACGTGACCCAATGGGTAATGTTATTGAAATAATAACAAAAGAAACAATTAATATTAATATTCTTCCTGAAAATATAAGAGAAGTAATTTACAAAAATACAAAACCTGAAGACATCGGAGATAAAACTTGTGATTTATATACTTGTGTAAAAAGAACTAAGAATAAATTTATAGTAATACAGGAAGTAAAAGGAACAGAAATTCCTGAATCTTCCGGTTCTTACCCAGTAGATAAAAGTCCATATATGGCTCTAAGAATGATTAGAGTTGATGGTGAAAATTATGGTCGTTCTTATGCTGAAGAATATTTAGGAGACCTTAAATCACTTGAAGGACTTACAAAAGCTATAGTTGAAGGCTCTTCAGCCTCAGCTAAAACTTTATTCTTAGTGAGTCCAAATGGAACTACTAGAGCAAGAGCTTTAGCTCAATCTGAAAATGGAGCAATCATAGAAGGAAATGCAAATGATGTTTCAGTATTACAAGTTCAGAAATTTGCAGATTTTAGAGTAGCTCAAGATACTGCGTCTAGTATTGAACAAAGATTATCTTACGCATTTTTATTAAATGCTTCTGTTATTAGAGACAGTGAACGAACAACAGCCGAAGAAGTAAGATTAACTGCTGACGAATTACAATCAAGTTTAGGTGGGATTTATGGAATTTTATCTCAAGAATTTCAATTACCATTCGTTAGAAGAAAAATAGCGATGTTAGAAAAAGCAGGAAAGTTACCGAAGCTTCCTAAGAATGTAATTAGACCAAAAATAGTTACAGGTCTTGAAGCATTAGGCAGAGGTAATGACAGAAATAGATTAGTACAATTTTTACAAACATTAGCAGGTACATTGGGAGCTGAATCAATTAGTCAGTATGTAAATGTATCTGAAGCAATAGCTAGATTAGCTACTGCTGACGGAATTGAAGTTAAAGGTTTAATTAAATCACCTGAAGAACTTCAAGCAGAAGTGCAGGCACAACAAAAAAGTCAGTTAGAGATGCAACAAGCTCAAGCTGTAACTAATGCTGGTGAAACAATAGCAGGAAATATACCTCCTGAAACTATTGGAAGAACACTAGCAAGACAACAAGGATTACCAGAAACGGAGGAATAATATTATGGTAGATAAAATTGAAATAAAAGAAAGTGTAGAAGAAAACAAAACTACATTAGAAGAACAGGACAAGGCTCAACAAGAAGCTCAAAAAGCTCCTAGCGAGAAAACAAGTGAGACTTCTGAGATTAGACCTGATTGGTTACCAGAAAAATTTGCTGACGCAGAAGAATTAGCAAAAGCTTATGGTGAACTAGAAAAGAAACAATCTCAGCCTAAAGAAGAAACAAAAGAATCTGAAGTTAGTACGACTGAACAACTTAAAATAAATAAAGAAAAAGTTGAAGAAGCTACTGGCTTAGGTTTAGACAATTACTATGATGAGTATGCTAAAAGTGGAAATTTATCTGACAAATCTTATAAAGATTTAGCTGGTAAAGGTTTAGATAAAACTTTAGTAGACTCTTATATTGCTGGCCAAAATGCTCTAGCAGATAAGCACGTCAACACAATTCATTCAGTAGTTGGTGGAAAAGAAAAATATGACAACATCGTTAAATGGGCTTCAGACAATTTAGCTGACAATGAAGTAAAAGCTTTTAACGATACAATGGATAATGGAACTTTAGACCAAGCTCAATTAGCTATTTCAGGTATTCAAGCAAAATACAATTCTGTAAATCAAGAACCTTCTTTATATTCAGGAGAAAGAGCTGATACTTCAAAAGGTGCATATCGTTCAGTAGGAGAAATGTTAGAAGATATTAACAATCCTAAATACGCAACTGATAGTGCATTTAGAGCAGACGTAGAAGCTAAAGTGAAAGCATCTAATGTTCTGTAATGGCTAGAAACTATAGAAAAGAATACGACAATTATCACTCTCGGCCTGAACAAAGAAAAAATCGTTCAAGTAGAGTTTTGGCTAGAAGATTAATGAAGAAAAGGTTGGGAGTGAAAAGAATTAAAGGAAAAGACGTAGACCATAAAGACAGCAATCCTAGAAATAATAGTAGGAGCAATTTAAGAATACGTTCTAAATCCGCAAATCGTTCAAGAAATGCTTAACTTTTTATTACCTATATTAAAGAATCCTTTAACTAGGATTGTAGCTAGCAAAACAATAGGAGCTATTCAGCATAAACTTGAAAAAGATAAAATAATTAGAGTAAGAGAAATAGAAGCTAGCAAGACTGTTGATGTTGCTAATATTAAAGCAAGTTCAAATTCTTGGCGTGATGAACTTTTAACTATACTTATAAGCGGAATTTTATTGTGTTGTTTTTTACCACAAACACAACCGGCT